CTACAAAATCAATCAAGGTAGGGTCCCAGTCAGAGTATACTAGGGTGTCACTTAGCAAGGTTAAGAACTCTTCATTTTCTCCCATTTTAGCAATCAATCTAACTCTGCCAGCCACTATACTGATATCCCATTCTGCATTGTAAACTTCCTCCAGATTAGAAGATTCTAGAGTATCATCAATGTATGTTGGTATTGACATCTGGGGAACCCTCTGTTGTGAGATTCGAAATGACCCGGTGCTATCTAAATACAATTGAAAATCTGATTTGTCTGGGTGTTCAGGAAAGACACCTTTGCACTCCTGAATCACAGCATGTATGCCATGAGATAAGTTGGACACATCAGAAAGCTTGTTTATCCCAATCTTCACTACCACACCATCCTGGAAACGTATGGCAACAGGTATATTGCAGATCTCACCTAACCACTCACCAGGACCCCGATACTGGACTTTCCCATCTTGCATCATCATGGATTCTTGCCTGATGGTAAAATAGCCAAATGCCCCCGACTTTATGTGACAAATGGACATGTATGCCTGCTCCTTATTCCTATCCACAAGGAAGTCCCTCATTATTTTAAGCTTCCTTGCCTTATTGGGGAGTTTTGAGAGGGATGAAGATAGCACTTCTGACTTTTCTAGAGTATCCTTAGCATATAGATTGCGAAGTTTCCCATTAAAGAAAAAGGTTGAGAGGCTGTACAAGTAGTGCCTCAAGCAATCTATCTCCTTGTTTTCACTTGTCACTAGGCTTATGACTTTAGTGTGTGGCCAGTGGACTCTAGATATAGTATCTAATTTGCCACTAGATCTTGCAGAAGAGTCTTGCATTCTCACTATTCTATCTTTCTGGTCCAGACCTGAAAGGAATAGATATAAGCTCATGTGATCCATGTCCAACTTACTTGCTGTTTCAGACTCTGTGTTCTGCAAAAAAGGGTATTTTGCTATAGCCTTGGCCCATATCACCTCAAAGGTTCTAGAAGCAACAGAGACTGAGGGCAGCTGAAACCATTTTCTTTTGACTATGTCCATGATTTTTGCTTCAGCAATCCCTTCAAGTGTTTCCCATACTACTGTTTCACTCTTTGTATGACGTCTCAAATAGACATCTTGGAAAGAAGCAGAATTTTCTATCATGATAATATCTTGATAAAACCTCTTGTATTGTGCTTGATGAGGGAAGAGGAGTCTTGTGTCCTCAGAAATGTGCATCTTGCTATTCTCATCACATTCATTAATTAGTAGTTGAAGTAATGTGTATTTGGTGTTTTCCTCCAATTTCCATGTTCTTAAGCAAGGTCTAGTTATGATGTAAGCACTAGCAGCCATCATCCTTATGGTTGGCTGGTATGAGGACATGCTTTGAACTGCTCCTTTGTTATAAATGCTTAGAAGCATCTGAACCTTAGCACCTTTCCAATCTTGACCAGGATGATATATAATCTCTGGGTTTTCATCCACTAATTCTATGGCATCCTCTAATGTCCCCAAATTAGTCTGATGTCGGAAAGCATGCCATTTCCTTTTAGAGCTGAATGGCAATCTTGTGGATTTAAGGCTTTGCTTAAATTGAGAATTAACTGCACCTTCATACTCTAATTCAACTGTGGATGTCATTGATTCCTCTGTAATTGTGTTATCTGTTAATCTGCCTTCCTCCAATTCCCTGTATATCATGAAGTCAAATCCTGTCAATCCTGCTGTATAATCAGAATCTAAGGGGAAGAAACCTAAGGCTGGATTGGATGTTTGTAGGATCAGCTCAGCAACCTCATCTTTCAAGAGGCTATTATGCAGCCCTAAGAGTGTGTAATGGAGCCACCCTTGACAAAGTTGTATGAGACTACATAAGAATGTGGTTCCTCCTGATTCTAAGGCTTGTGTCAGTACACTGTAGAATATCTGACACCTATCGGTAAATACCTCAACTAAATTTAAATCTAAGCAGGCAGATACCCATCTAAATGTTGGTTTGATGATTTTCCCATGTGACCACCATTCTGAATTATACTCCACGAGATTTAATGTTCCAATGGATGTCTTGGATGCACTTATCCAGATTGAGAAATATTCTCCAATCAATTCTTTCCATTCTAATATTGCCACAATGAATTTTTGAACCTTTCGGGATTGATCCATGAAACTAATGAGACATGCAGAATCATCACTCCCCTGAATCACTGTGACAAGTCCTGCAATCTCATTCTTTACAAGAATTGCCTCTGCTAGCAACTTGAAACCAAATTGAAGCACACTGTGTACTACAGAGCTTGTCCTGTGGGGTATTCCTTGAAACATGCCGAACTCCACAGATATGAGATTTGAGTTCTTTTGAACAAAAGGTCTCTCCCCCTTGAGGAAAGCTATCTTCAGATTTTTGAGCATCGGATCATATATTTTGTTGAATGGTGTCCTCTTCAATATGGATAGCATTGAATCTGGCACAGCAATTCTTTTTTTGGTCCACAGGGAGAAACATTGATATAGAAATCCTTCAAATTCAGATGGAATAAGACGGCACATAAATAAATAGAATTTTGAGGAATGATGTCTCTGACACCACTTGGTAGCATCTGCTGACTTGCACATTGTCAAGTGTGGGCCCAACTTACTATCTGCTAAACTCTCATGTTCCTTCAGGTAAGTTTCTTTCACTTTAGGGTTACAGACAGAATCATGGGGAAATTTCCTCCCCAGTGCTAATGCAAGTCTCTCAAAAAAGAACTGGAACATGCGTGCTTTAATCTCTAAGACATGAATTTCCCTATCCCCATTATGCTGATCTTTGGGAAAACAGTCAGAGAAGAACCACCCTCTGGCATTGATAGACTGAAGTGAAAATAGCATCACCTTTAGTGGTGTAGGTCGATCATCATTCCTTTTGGACATGTACTCTTTAATCAATCTCACTAGAGATGTGATTACCCTAGGTCGCTTCCCCTCAAGTTTGGGATTCAGATTCCTCAATTGCTGAACATACGTAGACCCATCTACAGATTCATCTTCAGGAAAGATTATTTCTGGGTCACTGTAATCTTTGGAGGAGGCCTTCAATGTAGATATGTCAGAAAACTTGACTTTCTTAAAAGAGTCAAGAATTGATTCTCCTATTTGATCTCTGTAAGAAGGGCCAAAAGATCTCCTCCATTCATCAGAAACTATGTTGAGAAAGTACCTGAGAACTTGTGGTGACCAAGTGTGTTTTAAAGGCTTCTCTTTCAGACTCCATAGCAGAACATCTGCATCATTGATGTGCTCTTGTGCCCATAGTTCCTCCTTCAAAATCTTGCTCACAATTTTGGGATTCCTATCTCCTGACTTCCCTTTGGCTTTAGACACCACATATCCGAAGTAGAAGCTATCTACAAGCTCTTCAATGCTCATGGGGTCATCATGGAATATTCCCCTGAGATTTGTATAGACCATTTCCTTAACATCCCCCTTTTGTCTTATAGTCCTCTTACCCACTCTATGTCTTCTGTAATATTCCATGTTTCCTATTGTTCTGTTGAGCAAGTAACAAGACAGTCTGGATCTCAATATTGTTGGGAGTCGATCTATGACCTTGTAAGGGTCAGGATCAAATTCTTGCAAAATTCTCATGTATATGAATCTTTGATTTGTAACTATCTCCTCAGCATCCAGTTTGTTGTTCAGATAGAGGAGAAGGATAGTCTTGAGTGTGGACCAATATTTCTTGGGGAGTTCTAGATCACGAGTCAATATGGGAAGTTTGAAATGTTGAAGTAAGTAAGATGATATCATGCACATGTAAGGACCTGCTTTCACAAAGCCATTCAGGCTGTGTTCATTGTAGGAACAGAAGTCAGACATTATGAAATCCTTGTACTGATAGAGTTGAGGTCCTATCCTGCCTGTGTCATAACTCATGAATGAATCAGCGCTAGCCAAAAAAGAGCAGAAGATGTGGGAGCCAGTACTTTTGTACATGATCCAGAAATTCCTTCCCCTTAATTTCTTGACACCAAATTTCTTGGCCCTGTGAGGCACTTTGTACTCATAACTAAGCTCTGTGCATATGTCTGTTATCAATGTTGCTGTATTAACTACTTTGTTCCTTGATATGTGTCTCATGACTCCTGGAGACAATAAGGACTTATTCATCCTAGTCTTTGTCTTTTCTAGTAACTCCTTAATGGCTTCATGATTGTTAATTTCAGAATCATAACCTTCAAGATTCCCATTATGAATCAAGAAATCAATATCACTAACATCTGTATCTGGATCAAATGCAATGTGTGATTCCTCCTCATGTTCTTCAACCATGGGATCTTCTGCCCTTCCCTTTGCCCCTACACCACTTAAAGCCAGGAAGTCAAGGTCCTTTTCTGAGAGGTTCGGCAGGAATGTGTCCCTTGACCTCAAAACATGCTGTGATGTCACACTGTGAGGATTGGTAGCTTGGTTGCGAGAGAGTGACTGAATATAACTAGGCTCATCCACCTTGATGTCTGATTGTCTCCAGCTCTCAGTCTTGAGGTGTTTTATGGCCTCTTCCCATAGGTGTTCATAAGTCTCAGGGGCTTTGGGGAGATCTTGTGCAAATTCTTCATGTCCAGGCACTTGAATCAAGCAGGGGAAATTATGAACCCTCTTAGTGTTACTCTTAGTTCCTAATTCTCTCAACCCTTTCTTATATTCTTTGATGGAATTTAGAGAGGCACCTACTTTGGGTTTCAAGCACTCAGAGAATTTAGAGGATAGGATAGTCCTCACTTGTTCATCTTCCCAGAGTGTATTCTCTCTCATCATTTCCTCTGTTAAGGACTTGTTGAAATTCCTGTATTCATGCCGAGGCAATTTGTCAATCTCTTGGAGGACATCTCTGACTTTCTGGTAAGGTTCTCTGTCACCCTGATCTCCCATCACCCTCCTACCTGTAGCTTTTTCTACTTGGAACTCTAAAGATAACCCAACTCTTACCCTCCATATCAACTCATCAACTACTGTCTGACTCAATACTAAATTGGTTAATACTCGATCAGGAGCAACTATCAAGATGAAATAATCCACTAGATATCTCTGGAGAACTTCCTCATAAGCCAAACGTTTCTTCCTGTAACTAGAGGTGACTAGCTCTTCTGAAGATGCAATGCATGTTGATAATTCTAAGACCTTCCTCTCTTCTGGGATAATGCAGTCAGGAGTCAAATCAGCATTTATCCCTAATGTGCTTAACTTAACATCTGTCTCCCCTCTCAATAGATTTGCCACATAATCATGCCTTATGTGATTAATCTTCTTCACATCTTCATAACGAATATGGATGTGTCTGTCGTCAGGTAGCCAGAGTTCCACATTTTTGTTTCCCTCAGGAGAGATGTTCTGCCATGCCTCACACTCAATGTCAGGATGAGTAGAAGGGAGGTAATTGGTGGGTTCATCAATTGGCATAGGCTTCCCCTGTATTTGTAGGATATCAAACAAGTCAAATGAATCTGCCATTTCCATAAGGATTTAAATATGTAGTTTTGCAGATCAAGAGTGTTGCTAAG